ATTGTATCATTACATTTGTGTGGTATGCTTGCTGAGCAACTCTCCCCCGCTGGCCGGGAAGCGCTGAGCGCACTTGACTTTGAAGTCGGTCGTGTGTGGCCTCGCAGTGCGGGCACCCGCAATAAGAAAGGCAAGGTTCGTAACTGCTATACGTCAATTCAGTCCCCTGTGTGGGCAGGTTGTTTGACGTGTGGCGTTAAAATCGCAGGTTCTATTGTCGGTGGTTTCTTACGTGTTGATCACGTTTGCCACGATAATGCGATGAATCGTTGCTTGTTATGCAAAGGTTATCTGCGCAAGCGCAGTAAATTTCAGCATGACATTTGCGGTGACTGTGGTGCAGAGACGTCACATAACGGTCAGACTTCTACGTCGAGTGAGGCTCGGGCTTCCCGTGTCGCACATGTGCGTCAGAAAGACATTGAGGATATTATTCAGTTTGAGTTGGAGCAGGATGAGGAAGATGAGCTTACAGCCATGACACAAGGAACGCCTTGTCAGCGTTGTGATGTCTGTGAGCAATTCTTTCCTCTTGATGCTCATATGCGTTATCAGGAATCTTCTCGTGGTGGTTGTCCGATTCGAGTGTTTGGTTGTGCTTCTTGCACAGCCTCTAAGGAACGAGGCATTCTTGCTTCGTATAAGGCTATTCAGTTTATGTATCTTGAGTTACGTACTGCATTCGTTCGTGAATATGTCGCGAACTTTGCAGGCAATTTCCGTCGTCCGATCTTTGATCGTGACAATTCCAATTCTCGTGTTCGTCTTGATTTCGAGTGGTCAGATTATGAGAGGATAAATGACATCCTTCTCTATACCAATAAGGCTAGTTCTGTGAAGCAATTATTGTCTTTGACAATTCACACGAACTTGAATACTGGTGTTGTTATCGATCGTTGCAATGCAATTTTCGACGGTCGTTGCCGGAAAGAAGAAGAACTCCCTAAAAGGAAGCGCGGTTCCCGTGCTGGGAGAAAGAAGAAGACTGTTACTGTTGAATCAGAATCAGGGCGATGTGCTTTAAAGTTGTTCCATAAGAAGGATAGACTTGAAGTAGCAGAGACATTACCACGCTTCGCAAGCATTGAAGATATTGCAATTTTGCATCATAAATATCGAGTGTGCCCGAATAAGCGCTTGAGTATTGTCGATAATGATCATGTTGATGCGTATCATGTATCGGAATCGAAACGCTGGCCTACTAGGCGCCAACTTTCTTGGTTGGAGACTCACAAATCCGCTGCCATTATTGGCGCGACTGCTGAGGTTTTCGCTGAAGAATATTGGATCGAAGAGGCTTTGGACATGATCACAGGTCCTGAAGCGTACTTTTTCCGTATGCCGACTATTGTTGAGGAAGAGCCAGAAGTTGAGATCTTTGATGATCTTGAGGTCGAAACAGAGGTGCATGGTGAAGGTTTGTGTTGGCAGAAATTGCCTTTCACAAAGCACTTCGGTGAGAGAACGAACGTGACTGCAAAAGAGCTTGTTGAGATGATCGGTGATCCTACTCGGTTCTACAAGGTGACTCCATGGAGACCAGGACAGCCTATGCCGGCTTTGCCAGCATTTGCTAATGTCAATATGGGTATCAAAGTTTCCGTCCAAGATGACGGTGATTTACATCTCGACTCGGTACTGATCGCTCCGAAGTTCCCCCCAAAAAAGTTGGGTTTGGATCTTCATCAATTCGTTGAGTTCTTGAAAGAACATCTCACGAAGACAAAACGAGTTCGTCGTCCGTTGTCAAACATCACTAATACGGTTGAGCAACCGGTGGTGGTCGGCAAAGACGAAAAAGCAGCATATGATGATGCAGTTTCGAAGATAGTTTCTCCGGAGATAGTGCGCACTGTTAATGGCCTGTTCACACAGGACATCACTGTCGCACGTAAGGAAATTTCAGAGATCTGTCCGTGGCACATTCCGATTATCAATCGGGATCTAATGAATGAGGAGATCAAGTTACCGTGGAGTCAGCAATCGCCGCAGAGACACCCCCATCCGATACACAATGCTGTGCGTCGTTGGTTGTGCAAGGTCGCTTTGCCGAAATACATCAACAGTGACGTGACGATCATATCATGTGGCAAGAGCAACGCGCGCTGGATTTCTGAGAAGTTGGATGAGCAGTATAAGGTGACTTTAGTGAATCCGATCATGGATCTAAAGGATATGTCTCGATATGGCAAGGATTTATCCAATGTGCCATTCAATATACATGCATTGCCAAAGATCAAGACTCCGACGGCTGTTATTTTCGATGCCGGGCAGTATTTGACGCCTGGTTCGATGTTGAGATTGCAAGTAGAGAACCCGACGGTCCACACATGGCTCGTCAGTAGTATATACCCATTGGACGCGTTGATCTCGGACACAAGCACCAGACCGTCAATTTACCAATTTACGGTTCATGACAAAACTATGGTCTATGTCCCGGAAGGTGATGACGGTGGTCGATATGAGCAGCCAGCGGATCCCGGCTTGCTTATGTGTCGTACGATTACCTCAAAAGATGAGCGTTTTTCGATCAATGGTGGTATCGTGGAAAGCAAGTTGAACACGCATTTACAATTGTGGACAAGTATGCGTTTACAGACATATCGTTTCTTGGCTTTGAACATTCCAGCAGTCATGCCGATGGTTCGTCATCTGCGTGGTATGCGTCATGATCTAGGTACAATCAGAGTCGATGACTATTTGAATCTTTTGCGCTATGCAAGAACTGTTGCCAAAGGCAAGCCAGAAGATTATTGGTCAAAGATACGCCAAGCAGTCCAAGAGAGAGCACCGTCGGTACAACATAGTGCGGAGGCTCATCTGGTGCATTTGATTGACGCGGTCATGCGTGCTGAGCTTGTGCCTTCATTGCAAAGTAAGATGTACAATTCGTTGAAGTCTGAGATGTATTACAAAACCGTTGGACATGTCGTACGCAAGTATCATCAAATGACGAGTGTACGCTACGCAACACGAAATGCGCGTATCGTTGATAATCCACATCCGATTCAAATTTTCCCGCTGGTCGATGCGGTGGTGAATTGGAAGGACGCATTTGCATATGAGATGGAGTGGAAGATCACATCAGCAGCTAAAGGGCATTGGTGGCATACTGTCAAGTACTGGGGTCGGTATCTAACTGGAACCCCTCAGCACTCAGATTTGGAAATGTACTCATTGGACTCTGAAGGCACGTTGGTCTTCAACAAACAGCTCGGCTATACGAAGCGCAATCTGCGTCTGTTCGGAACTGATACGGTGATGGCATCACAAGTGAACGCTTTTTGGCTTGCGTTTGATCCGAGTCGACTGAATCCGGAGGTGAAGATCGAGTTGACTACCGTCGCGCAACAAAAGTTACATTATGAGGCGTTGTTCAAAGAATTCCATAAGAAGAGGTTGCGTTTCGAAGGCGTAGTGGAGACATATTGTGATCTGGGCGAACCGCCGGCGCTTCCGAAGAGGCGTGTCGGTGTCAACTTGTTACGAACATGTGTGTGTGATCCTAAATGTCAAGATCATTGCAAGAGCGAGACGGTCGAGTGTACATTCGGTTGTCCAGCTCATTGTCATAACCCGAAGATCACGTTGTGTCCGCCATGTTGCAAGCATTGTCCTGAGGTCACAGAACACAAGTGCGCATATTGTTGTCCATTACATTGCCCGTTCATGTCGAAGGATAAGGGCAAACAGAAAGCAGTCGATGACGTACCTGAACCAATACCGATGGTCATTTCAATGCCAGAGCAAACACACAAGGTTTTGCCGGCAGTCGGTGGGAGCGGTAGTCGTAATGAGGTCGTTGTGAAATATACCCGAGAGGAGATTGAGGATGCGATCAAGAAGACGAATGAGGTCGAAATGCACCCGATTCAATTAGCACCTGAGCCCGTTCCGGAACTAGAGTTGGAAGTGTCGCCGGATGAATTGTTGCAAGGAGATGATCATTGTCTCAAATGCACACCATGGCAAACCTGGCAAACAAGATACAACTTACCGTATAGTCGTTACGTGCTGCATTGTGAGCAGCTGCATATGTTGAATCGCAAAGTTACGTTAGAGACGGTGAGGCAGAAGACTCGGCAACGTCTGGAGAGGCATTTACAAGCAGATGGAGGCGTTGAACATGTTATCACTGATCCAGACAAGGTCGTGTCAGAACCAATTCGATCGGTCATGGCTGACATCGATGAGAGCGAGGAGGAAGAGATGCAAGGACCAAGCAAGCCTGCTAAAGGCAAAGCGCGAGCAGAGATCACGGACGAAAAAGATCCAGATGATCATATCGTGGAGCCTAAGAGACCGGCAAGGTTAAAAGTACCATTGCCCAAGTCGCAGCCAAAGATGTTCAAGGGGTATATAAGAAATATCCAGTTTGAGCAAAAGAAACAAGAGGAAGAGTGGGCGAAATATCAGAAGAACAAACCCGCACCTACTGCAGATGTGTTCAATTACAAGGGTGGAACTTTCTGGGATGTGATGTATCCAACGAGTCAAGATTACAGGCATCACAAGGAACCAGCGAAATCGGTGGCTTCATATCCGATCACGACGTACCCGAAAGAACCATGTTTGTTAGATGCGTGTGGTTATTTGTTGCAGAAGGATCCGGTTGAGATTTTCCGAGCGATCTTGAGGACTTTCCCGAAGAATGATATCAATGCTACAAGATTAAGCACAGAAACGCTAGATGTGATTGCTGTCAAGTACGGGGTGGAAATCACCTTGATTGACGACGTCATGGAAGTGTTAGGTGTGTATGGCATGAAGGGAGGTCCGAAATTGCGCATGATGTTGAAAGATGGTCACTTTATGCCGTGTTACAAACGTCCGCCGTTGACTATTAAAACAACGGGGATTCCACAAGGAGCGCCGGAAGCGTTCAAATCTTTGTTAGATGAGTTGAGTGCACAACCCGCGATTGTTTGGGAGGACTGGATGCCTATCGGCACCAGAGCGTCAGAGTTCGTGCGTGAGATGAGGGATCAAACGACAGGAAAGATCGGATCGAATCCCTTAAATAAAGAGGCACTGTTTGCTTGGGAAGAAGCAGCAGGGGCAGAGTCAATTGCACCGAGAGCACGAAAGATGTGCTATGTTAGCGGAGATCCTGGTTGTCGAAAATCCAGTACAATACAACGCATTCTAGCGAAGAGCAAATACAAGAGAGATAACTTGTACTCCGTTGTTCTTCCTGTCACCGCACTAGAGGGTGATTGGAAAGACAAGCTCGACGTTCGGTCGAAACAATCCAGTACTGGAAAGGGAACACCAGGAAGTTTCTGTTGCACGTACGAAAAGGTATTAGCAGAAGGATATTGGGGCTGGGTCATGATATTTGATGAAGACAAGTTCCCCAAAGGTTACATGGATCTGGTCGCGATCCTGTACCCTTGGGTAGATCATTTCATCTGTTTGGGAGATTGGCACCAGTCCCAGAGGCACGAGGTAGATTCAGAATGTCGATTGAACGCTGTTGAGAAACCAGGGAATGGAGAATTGTTGGCTCGTTTCGCGCCCGGTCATTTGGTAGGAACATGGCGTTTCTGTCCAAAGGTGGCGAATTTCTTCAAAATGCCGACTTTCTGTAAAGTACCCGATGGAGGTTTCTTCTTCACAAATGACGATCCACATACGTTCATGGACTTGCGACAGCATTGGCCGCACAAGTCAGATGAGGATCTCAAGAATTTGTGGGATAAGTGCGATCGATATTATGCAGCGCATGCAGCGAAGGCGTGGGCAATGGATGCTAAACAACGAGAGGTTGATACATTCGCAGGTAGTCAAGGGCATAGTGTGGATTTGGCGATTATCGAGATCGATCATCGTGTGCTACGATTGACAGATCCGAGGATTCTATACACAGTGCTTACGAGAGCAAAGAAGTGCTTATTGGTGTGCAACTACTCACAAACGGGTGAAAATTTGGCAGCGTTGGCAGCAAACCCTGTTTTACGTGAGTTGTTGTGGTATAAAGGACATTACACACCAGGCAAAGGAGCACCGATGATTCATGCTGCTCATACTGTCAATATGCGAGAATTAGTGCCATGGCCAGGTATGCCACGTGAAATCTTGGCGGGACCGCCGGATAAAATATGCAACTTGGAGTTCGTGAGGCCTTATTTGCAATTCGACTGGAAGAAAGTTTTCATTGACCCAGATAACCCCATAAGAAGGGGAGGAGCCCGTTTGAATCGAGAAGGAGCATATGAAGATGCTTATCAATTTGCGGTGAATATTGTGCCGCATCAATGGGAGAGGCCCGGTGAATACAACGGAGCGACTGCGTGGATACAACAGCACAAGACTCTAACACACTTGGCGATAACAGATCTAGAGCATGTTGATGAACTACATCATGCCGAAGCGATCGCTAAGGAACGAGCGGAACTGCCGTGGAAAGGTTTACTCACCAATCAGAAGAGAGATCAATTTGGAGTGAGAGCCGACTACGTCGAGGTTTCGGATCGAATAATACGTAAAGAAAGAGTCAAGAATCCATTAGCGTCGAAAAAGAAGTTGCGCGCGGATTTCAATAGGTTTATTGCGAGTCTGGATGATCGCGACAATCCTTTGAAGTATGATCCCAAGTTCATATATTGGGGTCAAATGCAAACGACTGATGATCAAGCTGCTTTCGCTTTAGGCATCAAACAGAGATTGAGGTACGCGACATCTGAAGAGAATGAGATGGATTACATGGACCGTCAGCTTTACGGTACAACATTGTGGCGATCACTGTGTCACTATTGGTCGTGGGACGAGGATCAAAAGATCCCATTTGATCAGCACCGATTTGATGATTGTGTCATCCGTTTCCAAGAAAGGAGAGCAGAGCGGACTGAGGCCCAGAAGAAGGGTTCTCTAAATCGAGCAGAGCCGGATTACACCGGTTTTCTGACTGCAAAGAATCAATGGAAGATGAAGGATCTAGAATTTCCTTGTGCCAAGCCGTTACAGACCATTTTGACGCATTCAGACGAGTACATTTTCAAACAAGGGCCAGTAGGTATTTACCTATTGGATATGATTATGGCAGATTTGCCGCCGTCATTTTATTGGCATGCACACAAGACAAACGCAGACATAGCTTCATGGGTTAGCGTTTATGGTCATTCAGATCTGTGGCACGAATGTGACATATCAGCATTAGACACAACCGTTCGGGGTGAAGGAGTACATCTGATGGAGTTAGTGATGCGGCGTTACAATATACCCGAGGAATACATCAAGCATTATCACGACACAAAGATGGACTTTCATACCCGCAATTTGCATTTCGGTTTGATGACTTTGTCTGGAGAGATATTCACATGGTTGTGCAATAGTATCGATACTGTCGCAAAAGAAGCGCTACAGTACAATTTGCAGCCGGGGACACCAATGATGAATTCCGGGGATGACATATTGCGGCCAGGTGGACTAAATGAGAGTTCAGCTTGGCAAGATTTCAGACATCTTGAGAATCGAGTGGAGAAGAGAGCAGAAGCTGCAAAAGGCAATTTTTGCTCATATACGATCACGAATGGAGTGGTTTACAAGGACCCGATTGTTCTATACAAGCGATTGCGAGGACAGTTATCCCGAGGCAAAGTTGACGACATAGCTTTGGGGTATTTCGATTTGTTCGCAACGAATTATCAGTTGGGAGATCGACTTTATGATGTGATGTCGGAGAACGAATTGACGCACGCGAGTGCAATCAATCATATCATGTTCAATATCCGTAAGTTCGGTTACATGAAGAAGTTACCCTGGGAAAAATTGGATGTCACAGAATTCGATAGTGCTACAGTTGGCCCGAACGGACCAGGCATATTAGAAGCATTGTCGAACTTGGTGACCACAGGATTACTGAACTTGGAAGGAGCCGCACCGATCGTGGATCGGGGTTTCTATGATGATGATTACTAGCCGTACACCGGCTAAATTTCGTACAAAATGGCTACACAATCAGAAGAGCGAGTGAGTGGTTTGGGTGTCGCGAGTCCAGAGTTCTCTGGAGTCACATTCCCATTCAACAAGGTTATTCGTGGTCCAATGGCTGGTGGAGACAAGGACGGTTTGAAGAGTGTTCAGAATACGTTGGATCAAGTGCTTGCGGCACATTTGGTTGGTTTAGGAAATGTACAGCTGGTCGAGCTGAAGATCATTTTCAAGCCAAAGGCCGCAGGAGATTACATTTATGCAGGGTTTTGTCATGCGAACAAGTCGATCAAGACAATGAGTTTGGGGATGTACTCAGGAGGTATCGCGTTCGAGGCGAACTCCTTCAATTATGGTACAAAGCATACCGAGACGCTGATGGTTCCAGTGAATCTAACGAGGCAAATTCAGCCCGTTTCTTCACAACATCCAGCAACAAGGTTGCAAATCCTTGCAAGCAAGAACATGGAGGTTATTCTCGAATGGTACATACATTTCGAGGGAGCCGAATTGGCCGATACAGAATTCCCTTTTCAGTGAACACACAATCCGCTGCTGTAAAGCGCGAAGTGGTGTCAGAGGAGAAGGATTCAGTTGAAGTCATACGACTTAAAGTGATGATAGATGGTCAATACATGAATGTGGTTTCAACCAAAGTGTATCATTTCTATGAGTGTATGGATGATTTCTGTTTTTATGTAAGTTGTCTAGGGATTGAGAGAGAAGTGGACGCAGACATACATGAGTATGTTGTTCCACAGCTAGAAGAGTTGAAAGAACTGTTCAAGCATATTTCCATCAATGAGACGGAGTTGGCTGCTATGAGCGCCGATTTCTATATTTGGATATATTTGCACAGAGAGGCAAAAGAGAACACGAGCAACCGTATCATCTTCGGATGACGTATCCGACGCTGTTCCCGGCGTGTCCGCCGGCGGTGCGGCCCTACGGCGACGATGACGGCGTGCGCCTTAGTCGTCATCAATACGGCGGAGGAGACCTGTGCCTCGAATGGGGGCAGGATACGTGGTTGC